GATGCGGGCATTGCGCAGCGGCCAGCTGGCGGAATACCGTAATTCTGAGTACGCGGAGCAGTATGAACGCCGGGCGAGTAAGTCGACGCGAACGTGTTTGGCGTGTTTGCTGGAGGATGGCCGGATTTACCAGATCGATGAGACGATGAGCGACCATCCGAATGGAAGATGCATGTTTGTGGTGGTGCCACCGTGGTTCAAGAGCGATCGGTTGAATGGGAAACAATATTTCCTTTCGCTCGAGAAAGATGATCAGCGGCGGATTATGGGCGAAGAGCGCTTTGATCTTTGGCAGCGTGGCCAGGTTGGTTTGGAGCAAATGAGCCGGATGCATACACACCCAATTTGGGGAGAAGCGCCGGTGGTGGTGCCCGTGAAGGAGCTTACTTATGCTTAGTGACGATGATTTGAGTGTGATGCGGAATGTGGCTGATGCAAGTTTGATTGAAACGGTCAAGATTTACCGGGTGACGCGCACGGATGATGGCTATGGTGGATCTACGGTTGCGGAAACGCTGGTGGAAACGACGGTTGGCCGGGTTGAGAGCAAGAGTGAGGAGCTGCGCACAATTGGCGGGAAGGTGACACTGGCGGAAAAGACATTTGTTTATTTACCAGCTGAAACGGATGTGAGACCCGAGGATATTGTGGAATGCGGTGAACGGTTTGTTGTGGTGGATTTTACACGAAGGCCGTTTGAGGTGCTGAGGGAAGTGGAGGTTAGGCTGGAGGCTTAAGGCCCAAGGCTAAAGGAGGATTATGGCGAGTGCGATCAGGATTGATGTGAGTTACAACAATTTGGCCAAGTTGGCCAGAGCCATGCCGGAGGAGACTGACAAGATTGTTCAGGAGACCGCGGATGCTTTGCGTACGGAAATGATTGAGAGTATGCAGGAACCGAAGAGCGGGCGATCGTATGGCTCGCATGTTGCCAGTGCTCCCGGAGAAGCACCCGCAATTGATATCGGAAATCTGGCTGGCAATATCAAAAAGCGGAAAATTGGAAAATCAAAAGCACAGGTGAGCGTGAACTCGGATTATGGTCCTGCGTTGGAATATGGATCGCGACGAAGTGGATTTTTACGGTTGAAAAGTGGAAGATTGGCAGCTCGTCCATTTGTGCGGCCTGCGGTAAAGAAGATTTTTCCGGAGTTTATCAAACAGCTTAGGAATCTGGAAGGACGGATTCGATGGGTACGATAACCGGGCAGGAATGGCTGGTTACGGTTTTGAAGAATGATGCGACCCTGACCGGGTTGGGTGTGACGGGCGTGTATGCGGGGGACGCGCCTTTGGATGCTGATTACCCATTGATCGAGGTGAGGTTTGTGAGCGGGGTACCGCTGATGAATAACGGAGCCGTGATCATCTGGTTTGATGAGGTGTACGATGTGAAATGTGTTGACAAACGCGAAGGCTGGGGCACTGCAAAATCAATTGCTGACCGGATTCTGGCGTTACTGCATAGCAAATACGACCAGGTACAGGGTACCGGGTTGATGATTGGTTGCAGTGTAGAGGACAAATTACAGTTTACCGAAATGGATGGCAGCGTGAAATATATTCACATGGGTTATTCGTTTCGGGTTTATACCCGTTAGAAAAGGAGATAGAAAATGGGAGAAAAAGCCAGTATTTTTCAAGGTGTGCAAGTAGGTATTCAAACTCTGGCAGGAACCGGAGTTGATGCCGATTTGAAGTTATTGTCGGTGAGTGTGGTTCCGCAACCACGCACCGAAGCAGATCAATTTCGACCAATGGGAAGCAAGTATCCAAGTTTTGTGACCCTCAGTAAGGAGTGGTCTGAGTTGGCGATTGAAGGAAAGTTAACTTATAACGAAATTGTTTATTTGCTTTCCTCGTTTTTGAGTGCACCGACCCCGGTTCAGCAGGGTGCAACCACTGCATATAAGTGGACGTTTGTCTCGGATACAGACGGTGAAGATGATGGCGAACTTTTGACCATCCAACAGGGTGATGCAAACAATGCCTGGGAAGTGATTGATGGACGTGTTAACGGACTGACCTTCACATTCAATCGCAGTGGTGCAAATGTAAATGGATCCGGAATAGCCGGAAAATTGGATACAACCGCGACTTTGACTGTAAGTCCCACCAGCCTGACACCCCTTCCTATTTTAGCGGGTCATCTATCTTTCAAGATGGCGGACACGCAGGCCGGGTTGGCAGGCGCGACCGCATTGACCAGAGGGTTTTCGATGGAATTCTCGCTGACGGATAAGAGCGGTTTGGCATGGCCAGTTGGTCAGGAACCGGTACCGGTGGAAACTACCCCCAACATTCAGGCGAAACTAAAACTGGCAACAGATACGGTTGGAATGGGTTTGATTGCCACAATGCGGGCAGGTACAACCAAGTGGTTCAGAATCAAAGGGACCGGTGCATTAATTGAAGATACATATTACAACGATTTTCAGCTGGATTTCCCCGCGCAAATTGAAGCACCTGGCGATATGAGCGATCAGGAAGGTTTGTATGCTTTGGAATACAGCCTGATCCCGATTCATGATTCCACCTGGGGAAAAGCATTCCAGATTGACATTATCAATGCAGTAACTGCTTTGTAGGAGAGATTATGAAATTATCTGATCTGACGAAGAAAACGAAGAAGATTATGTTGGAGTTGGATGGTGAGACCGCTGAGGTTGAGTACCGGGTGCATGCACTGACCGCGAAGTTGTTGACAGATTTGCGCAACATGGATGACATTGAAAGTGTGATCCGCCAGGTTGAGAACACAGTTGCACGCTGGGAATTGCTGGATGAGAATGGTAAAGAGATCCCGGTTACCAAAGACGCGATTCTTGAATTTGAAATTCCCATGGATTTTATGACCAAGGTATTGAATTTGATCACGGAAGATATTAAGCGTGAAAGATCTGAAAAAAACGCTTAGTGGCATACCTGCTCCATCCCGACCTGTACGATCCACCGCCGGAGATAGATGAGTGGATGTTGTTACAGGCGGCAAAATGGGCTGGTGTGCCACCCTGGGAGCTTTATGATCAACCAGCGGCCTGGCTTTTGAGCATTTGGGAAGCGATGGAAACCGAGAATGATATCAAAAAGCAATTATCCGGAAAACCTAAAAAGAAGGATTGAGTATGGCAATTGAAGCTGCAAAACTTGTTGTAAATATCACAACCGATATTTCTAAAATGACCAAAGGCATGAAAGATGCTGATGATAAACTGGCAAATTTCAGCAAAAAAGCGTCGATTGCCGGGGTAGCGCTGACTGGTGCGGTTACCGTGCCAGCAATTGCCGCTGCCAAAGGAATGCTAAATGTGGCGATGGGCATGGAACAGAGCGAGATTGCCTTTACAACCATGTTAGGATCCGGAGAAAAAGCGAGCAGATTTTTGAAAGATTTGCAGGATTTCGCCGCTAGCACGCCATTTGAATTTACCGAGCTTCAGGATGCCTCCAGAAGGATGATTGCCTTTGGTTTTTCTGCGCGTGATGTTTTACCCATGATGACCGATATTGGTGATGCCGTTTCCGGATTAGGTTTGGGCTCTGCCGGGGTTGACCGGGTTGTTTTGGCTTTAGGACAGATGCAAGCAAAAGCCAAGGTGAGCGGACAGGAAATGATGCAATTGACAGAAGCTGGTATTCCCGCCTGGGGGTACCTGGCAGAAGCGATGAACCTTTCCACAGCTGAAGTGATGAAGCTCTCGGAGCAAGGTTTGATCCCCGCTGATATGGCGATTCAGGCAATTTTAGCTGGTATGCGCGAAGATTTTGGTGGGATGATGGCAGAGCAGGCAAAAACCGCAGCTGGTCAGCTCTCAAATTTACGCGATGAGGTTGTGTTTCTGGCTGCTGATCTGGGAGAGGAATTACTGCCAATTTTCAAGGACGCGGTTGATGCTGCTAAAAACATGGTAGCGGCGTTTTCCGAGCTTCCGGATGAAACGAAAAAGAATATTCTCATTTTTGGTGGCGTTGCGGCTGCCATTGGGCCAGCGACAACCGCAATTGGTGGCATGTCAGCAGCTGCGCGAGGGTTGATTGGTGTGTACCCGAAACTGGCTAAAGGTTATACCGCATTGGCAGCGACGGGATTAGGAAAATCTTTAGGATTGGCAGCGATTGGTTTTGGATCGGTGGCGACCGCGGCTGGAATTGCTGCCATAGCCATTGGATCGGTGGCGATTGCCTGGGAAAAGTTTATTAATAAAACCAATGAGAAAGGCGCTGAAGATGTAAAAACTGCCTGGAGTGGTTTTTTTGAAGAACAAATTAAAAAAGGAGCCAGTGCGACCGAGATTCTGGAGGAGTACAGGAAGGCACAGGCAAGAGTACAAGAGCAAATGGGTGCTCCAAAATGGACGAATGAAAATGGAGCCTGGGAGTTAACAGCTGATGAATTAGCAAAATCATTTATCCAGAATAAGGATCAACTTATCAGTGACACAAAGGGATTGAACGCAGCGATTGCAGATTCCACGAAAACATATCAGGAATATATTGATGTAATCCGGTATGGAGGCGCGGATGTTCAGCAGATGTCTTACGACCAATGGGCTGCCATCAATGGCTTTGATACGTTTTCGATGTCCGTTGAGAATGCAGCGATAGCCTCAGAACAGGCTTTTCAGGATATGGTGGCTGCCGCTGGTGAAACAAAAGGCGAGCTGAGCGGGTTGCTGGGTGAGTACCAGAATTTAAGTGCGGAAATGGATAATTGGGTAAAGGGGGCAGCAAATAATGTACTAACTGCTCTGGAACAAAAGTTTCCGAATGCTACAGAAACTTTCAAACAATATGTTGGAATACTTGATGAAACAATGGGAACTGATTTTCTCCAACAAATTGAATTACAAGAAACAATTGATAATTTAGTTAGTTCATTAGATGGAAGTCCAGAATCTTTTGAAAAATTTTCAAGTGGTCTCCTAACTATGAAAGAAGAAGGTTTGGCTGATGCAAAAGCGGAACTTGAAGAAGTCGCAACTAAAGCCCAGGAACTTTACGATAAGTTGTTGGCGTTACCTGAAGAAATAAGGATTGCAATTAATTTTGATGTGGAACCATTACCACCTTTCCTAAATCCCCCTCCAACATTTTCTCTGCCACCTGGTGGATACAACAAACCTACCGAGAACAGGGAAGCTCTTGGCGGACCTGTGTATCCAGGAAAAGCATATTGGGTTGGAGAAAGAGGACCTGAACCATTCATCCCATTCACCGCAGGGCAAATTGTCCCGAACAATAAAGCCGGGGGTAGGGTGGTGATTGAGGCGGGGGCGATTCAGATTACAGCACCAACGAAAAATACGGATATTCCTTTCCTGGTGGATACATTGATGGATGAAATTCAGAGGAGGCTGATTTGAACAATTTGCGGATTAGCGACGGTACTACCACGGTCAATCTGCATAACCGCTCGGATGGGATCGTGACCCAGTACACTCCGCGGGTGGTGGAAGATGGCGATGGCGGGGTGAATGAGAGTGTTGAGGTAGCTTTGCTGGGGAATGTGGCGACGGTGCGCACATTGTTGCAGAATTTGAACAAGTTGTTTCGCCAGGCGTCTGTTTTTCAGGAGCGCGAGATAGGGGCACGGGTTTTCCTGGAGATTCAATTGCAGAGCGGGGATGATTATTGGCGCAGTGAGATATTGGAAGCCGCACCGATTCCGACATCGGAAACTTTGGACACAGGTTTGACGACCGGGGCGATGACGATGCGTTTGACCTGGCGACGAAGGCCATTTTGGGAAGGACCAGAGACGGTATTGCCGCTGACGAATGGGAATGGCACGAACGTGACAACCGGGATCACCGTGCACCCTATTAACGACGCAACGCACTCGAATTATGTGGCGATCGCCGGGACGAACGTGACCGGGGATCTGCCAGCA